TAGGTGTTTCAATTCAATATCAAGAACGCGTAATTCCAGAAGCTGCATGGTAATAGGAGATAATTATGGCTTATAGATCATTCACACCATTATCTACTAGAAAAAGTCCCGCATTTCGTGGTAAATCTCTACAGCTTGATGGAGTATCAGATTTTATTGATCTTCAAGGTGAGAAATGCGGAGCTATACGTCAGGCAGCTTTCTCAAGTTTGCAAGGTCCCAATGCTTTTTGCCCTGATACACCAATGTCATGGTCATTTTGGGTAAAATTTCCCGCTTCAACTATTTCAGATGTTATATTGAATCATGTACTCGGTGGTGACATGAAGCATTTTATCTTAAAAACACATGCAGCTAACGGTGCACCTAACCCAACCTCTATAGGAACAGATTCTGAAAATGGTTACTGGTCTGGTCCTTTTCTTGGATTAGTAGGTACTTTAAGTGATGGAGCTAGAATTGGTATAGGACACGGAAATATGCATTATGGTAATGGTATCACAAAGAGAAGAATTCTTCAAAGTCAAACAACTCAAATAGTAGCAGATACTTGGTACAATATAGTAGCAACTTGGTATGGGTTTAGTGATATAAGACTGTATATAGATGGTGTAGATGAAGAAAGTGGAGGAGCTTTTATAGACCATGTACCAAATGGCTCTGGAGGAACTGGTGGTGTTCAATACCACTATCCAAATTCCTATGATATACCATTTGCACCTAATGTTAATCATGGATCAGGACATACACAAGGAGAGGTAGATGCTTACCTAGCAGCTGAATTTGAGTTTGCAGCTTATATAGGGAGAAATCAATCAGATTATCTAGCTATGACAGTACATGACGCAGTTTTCTGGGGAAATATTGCACTAGATGTAAATGATGCTATTGGTATATCATTAAGACAAAACATCGATCAAATTCAATACCATGTTAATACTAGTGATTATGATAAAGCTTTAGATATACATGCTATAGTAGATAATTTAGACTTTACAGGCGATAGTGCTAAACCAACTAATGAAACTATTACTTTAACTGATATAGCAGGTAATGATTATGTATTCAAATTTATTGGAGGAGGTCAAACCAACGGAGCTCTTCAAGCAGACGGCTCTTATGCAGTAATATATACTGGTAATAATGGGTCTAATATGGATAATCTTGCCTGTTGTGGAAATTTTGTAGCTGCAATTAACTTGGTTTGTAAGATTGGTGAATTTAATATAATTGAAGCAGCTGATAATAGTGGTAGTTTAGACATAACTCAAGGTTATGGTGGAGCATCAGGAAATACACCAATAGCTTACAGTAATACATTTGGATCTGATTATGTTAGATCTGACGGAGGAGCTGCACCAGTTAAATTCACTGGAGGTGTAGACAGACTGCATGCAGTATGGAAGTTTAGAGGAAAGCGAAATGATAGTTCTTTAGATAGTAGGTTACAGAGTACAGATAACAGGGTAAGTGAGTATCACGAGGAAGATTTTGGAAGAGCTTTAACTAGTCAAACATTATCAGGTAGAAGAACACTCTCTTACCCTGTATGGAGTTCAACTCAGAATCTAGGTTTCTTTGTAGCTTTTGATGAATGTGAATCTGATACTTTACCGGCTTTAAATAATGGTGGTACTTGGGTAAGTGAAATTCCACCTGACACAATATAATATGAAAACAACACAGTACATAATTATTACAGTAGCTGATCATACAGAATCAGAACTAGCTAGTATCGGTAATATTAGTGAGACGTTCTTATCTCATGCTAGGTATAATACTGATAAAACTAAATGCATTATGAAGATAATATCAAATAGCGAAGGTAAGTACCCATCTATTATTAATTCAATAACTAGGTATACTATAGCTGAAATAGCAGATACCTTAAAATCAGATGAATGGATAATAGTTAAGTGTTCACCTAGTTCACATACCAGCGAGCCTGGGATATTGCCATCTACATAGTAGGTAGTATAACACTATTTAGATAACATAAAACAGAGTGTTTGAGTATAAATTAGGATATTTATTAAAGACTACATCGAGGTTTAGTATGTCAATTTTATTAAAAACAAGGAGTTAAGTTATGTCAGAAGCAATTAAGTTTACATCCACAGAGATGGACAAGATTAAAGAGGTACAAAAAACGTACCAAGAAAAAACAGCAATGTTTGGACAGTTAAGTTTTCAAAAATTTCAATTAGAAAGACAACTAGACACTGCACAACAAGCTGAAACGAAGTTAAAAAAAGAAATTATTGATCTAGAGCAACAAGAACGAACACTAGTCAAGGAATTAAATGATAAATACGGCGCAGGTACATTAGATCCACTAACCGGGGAATTTAAGCCAGCCCAATCTTAAACATAGGAGTCGCTAATTATGGCAGAAAAAATCGTCAGTCCAGGTGTATTTACCAGAGAAAGAGACTTATCTTTCTTACCAGCAGCTATCGGAGAAATCGGAGCAGCTATTATAGGACCAACAGTAAAAGGTCCAGCTTTTGAACCAACTATCATCGAATCTTTCAAAGAATTCGTACAGGTGTTTGGACCTAAATCTAAAGAATCGTATGTACCTTATACAGTTGAATCGTACCTAAAAAGTGCAGGTCGTGTAACTATAGTAAGAGTCCTAGGATTAAAAGGGTACACACTTACTAATGGATTAGTAACAGTAACCGCTGATCTAGGATTACCAGCAGCTAAAGTATCTAAAACAGTAGCAGCATTTCATCCATCACAAGTTGATGATGATGCTAAATTCACTGCAACTTCAGGATCTATACTAGATGTATCAGGTTCAGGTTTTGTAATGCTTTTATCAGGTTCTGCTGCAGATTATGCTCCAGCAACTAATACTACAGTAGGTATTACAGGACATCAAATTCAAGCTCCTGTAGCAACTAAACCAAATCATGTAGGTTCAGCAGCAACAGGTGATACAGCTTATTCAATGTCATTGAATCCAGCATCTGCTAACTTTATATCAAAAGTATTTGGTAAAACACCTAAGGATAGAAAGAAACCAGTATATAGCTACGTATTCTTTAGTAACGAAGCTTCAAGATCAAATGCAAATTCTAGCCCCGCTAACGGTATAACAACTGTAACAACAAGAGGTAGAAAAACTTTAGATTTAAGTACATTATATAATACTAATAAAGATGAATATGAAGCTAGAACACCATTTGTACAATCACAGAAAATTGGTGGTAAGGTAATAGATTTATTTAAAATTCATAGACGAGCACACGGGTCAGCTACTAATTACGAATTCAAAATAGCTATCGATAATATTAGAGCAGCTGGCACAGTTGCAGGTAGTGAATACGGTTCATTCTCAATAAGATTAAGAAGTGTTGATGTAAATTCAACTATACACAGTCAACTATCACCATTTGCAAATAGCAATGATCAAGATAGAAGGCCAGAAATTATTGAGCAGTTTAACAACTTAACTCTAGACCCTAACTCACCTAATTTTATTGCGAGAGTCATTGGTGATAAGTTTCAATCTTTTGATGCTAATGGTAAAGTAACAATAAAAGGTGATTATGCTAATCTTTCAAGACATATATGGGTAGAAGTTCCTGAAGATGTTAAAGATAAAGGTATACCACCTACATTAGTTCCATTTGGTCATGCAGCATTAACTGATCCTATTTCAATGACAACCAATGGCGTAACAGCTTGTCCATCTGCATCTATTATTGGACAGACAAACCCATCAGTTAGCAAGAGAACACAAATTCTAGATAATGTATATAACAAAAACGTTTATTACGGTTTTGATTATTTAGAATCTGATAATCATAATTATTTAAAACCACTTCCAGATGAGGGTAAATCAGTTGGTAACAATGTAGCATTTAATTTAAGTAACGAGAAACAACATCCATCAGCATCTTTAGCTGGAGGCCTTACAATTACAATTACACCAGGTGGTTCTACAATTAATTTAGCTACTAAGAAATTTATATTACCTTTCCAAGGTGGTTTTGATGGATTTAATCCTTCAAGATTTGTAGGATTAGATACAAACATTTCAGCTGCAAATATGCAAGGATTTGATTTATCAACTGCAGAAAAGGATGGATCTTTAGCTTACAAACGTGCTATAAACGCAGTAAGTAATCCAGATGAATACGATATTAACATGATGGTTACTCCAGGTGCTAATCATAGACTTCACTCAGTAGTAACTACACATGCTAAAAATTTATGTGAAGAACGTGGAGATGCATTCTATGTAATGGATGCAGCTAACTATGGTGACTCAATCGCTACAGTTACTAATACAATTAAAGCTTTTGATTCCAATTATGCTGCAACGTACTATCCATGGTGTAAAATACTTGATACTGATATTAATAAACCAGTATGGGTACCACCATCAGCAGTAGTACCAGGAGCTATAGCATTTAACGATCAGGTTGCATTCGAATGGTTTGCACCAGCTGGTCTTAATAGAGGGACACTTACTGAAGTTATTGAAACAGCAGATAGAGTAACACACGAAGAGCGAGATGATCTTTATGAAGGTAGAGTAAATCCTATTGCAACATTCCCTGGTCAGGGAGTATGTATATGGGGTCAAAAAACACTTCAAGGAAGGCCATCGGCATTAGACAGAGTAAATGTTAGAAGATTATTAATTGCAGTTAAGAAGTTTATCGCATCAGCTACTAGATACTTAGTATTTGAAAATAACACTTCAGCAACAAGAAATAGATTTTTAAACATTGTAAACCCGTATTTAGAATCAATACAACAAAGACAAGGATTACATGCATTTAAAGTAATAATGGATGGATCTAATAACACACCTGATGTAATAGATAGAAATCAGATGGTAGGTGAATTATTTTTACAACCAGCTAAAGCAGCTGAATTCATTATATTAGACTTTAACATATTACCAACAGGTGCAGCGTTTCCTGAATAGAATTAAAATATAAACTCTAGGAGTATAAGAAATGGCAGAAAAAATAGTTAGCCCAGGTGTATTTACAAGAGAAAGAGACTTATCTTTCTTACCAGCAGGTGTTGCACAGATAGGAGCCGCAATTATAGGACCAACAGTAAAAGGTCCTGCGTTTGAACCTACAATTATAGAATCATTTAAGGAATTCGTACAAGTATTCGGACCAAAAACTTTAGATAGTTATGTTCCTTATACAGTTGAATCTTATTTAAAAAGTGCTGGTCGAGTAACAGTTATACGTGTGCTTGGATTAACAGGTTACACGCCGAACTTAATTGGAATTAAAGCAGTAGAATCCTCTGCTGGAAGTTTATCTTCTGCAGGAGGTACTAGTAAGTTAGTCGCAGTACTACACCCAACTCATGTTGATAGTGATGCTAAATTTAATGCTAAATTTAATGATGGTGTAGGAGAAATCTCAAACCTTTATTTCACTGGTTCAGGTGGTAATGCAACTGGTTCTTTTAGAGGATTTTTCCTTACATTATCTTCACCAGATCCTGCAGGAGGAGCAGCTGATGAAAAATTTGGATTCTTCTTTACAGGTTCGCAAGGAGTAAAAGCTCCGCAAACTAATATGCTAGGAAATGCAGCACCAACTGGAATGCCATCAGTAACTAAACAAATTAAAATGTTTATGCCATCTTCATCTACTAGTGCTAACACTACTAACCCACAAGCTGCAGTTGTTGGTGCTAAAATAAATGCACTTAACTTATCTGGTTCAATAGTACAAGTTATTGCCTCAGCTATTAATAGAATTACATCAAGTAGAGTACCAGGTGTAAAATTATTCTCTGCAAGAACATTCCAAAGTTCTTCAACTCAAGGTGGTAACTCAGGTACATTTACTTCAGGAACAATGGGAGCATTTGCTAACCTACCAGCAGCGAATTCAATAGAAGTTCGTAATAAGTTTACTGGAAATGTAGCTAATCCTCAAGTAGGGCATGATGCATCATTAACTCAACCAGTTGCAGGACCAGCTACAGCATCATTTACTATAAAGATAGGTAGTGATAGTACGTTGAATGGTTCTATTGACGGAGGTTCATTTACATTGTATTTAACTGATGATCAAGCAGGAACAGGAGTAACTACTTACTCACCACAAACAAACTTTACAACTGGTCATACTGACACAGGTAATATATTAACTTCTAATACAACTTACTCTAGTTCAATAGATACAACGAATGAGAATTGGCTTGGTAACGTATTCGGAAGAACACCTAAAGATAGATACAAACCAGTATACAATTATATGTTATTTAACTCATATGCATCAAAATCATATGCTGCAGATAGTTTAGTAACAGTAGCTGCAAATATAGCAGACAATAAATACTTGCATACATATGCAGGTAATAATGCTTATGAAGCAAGAACGCCATTTATTGTATCACAAAATTTAGGCTCTTATGCATCACCTAAAACAACTAGGTTATTTAAAGTTCATACTAGATCTCATGGATCATGTGAAAATTATGCATACAAAATCGCAATTAGTAATATTAAAGATTCAAGTGCAGTAGCTGGATCAGATTACGGTACATTTACTCTAACATTACGAAGAGTAGACGTTGATGGTACTATACATGCAGCTAACTCACCTTACCCAGCATCAGGTGACAAAGATTTAAGACCTCATATATTAGAGACTTACAGCAATCTAACTCTGGACCCTAACTCACCTAATTTTATTGCGAGAGTTATTGGTGACAGATATCAAGAAATTGATGCAAACGGTAAAGTAACAGTTTATGGTGATTATGCAAACTTAAGTTACTATATACGAGTAGAGGTACCGGAAGATGTTAAAGACCAAGGTATATCAGCTGATTTAGTACCGTTTGGATTTGAAGCTTTATCTCAACCAGTTATAGCAAATGTAGGTACTATGCCATCAGCATCACTTATTGGTCACACTAATGCAACTGTAGAAATAGGTTCAGGTGGTACAATTACTACTCACAATCTTAAGAAAACTCAAATAGCAGATAACGTTTACAATAAGAGAATTCATTATGGATTTGACTATTTAGATAAAGATAACTATAATTACTTACTACCAATACCGTCAGAAGATTCAACTGTAGGGGATAACAAGCACTTTAACTTATCACATTGTACACAACACCCATCAGCTTCTTTAGCAAATGGAGCAGAATTAACTATAACACCTGATGGAGCACTTATTAATCTATCAACTAAGCAATTTATAGTACCTTTACAAGGTGGTTTTGATGGACTTAATCCTTCAAGATTTATTGCAAAGGATAGTGATATAGTAGCTACTAATATGCAAGGGTTTGATTTATCAAACGCAGAAAAAGGTGGTTCAAAAGCTTATAAAAGAGCAATTAATGCAGTAAGTAATCCAGATGAATACGACATTAACTTAATGGTAACTCCAGGACCTAATCACAGATTACACTCAGTAGTAACTACACATGCTAAAAATCTATGTGAGGACAGAGGGGATGCTTTATATCTAATGGATGCAGTAGGGTATGATACAACAACTATATCTACAGTAACTAATACAGTTAAGCCACTTGATTCTAACTACGTAGCTACATATTGGCCTTGGGTTAAAATACTTGATACTGATAAGAATAAACCGGTATGGGTACCACCTTCTGCAGTAATGGCAGGTGTAATATCTAAAAATGATCAGGTTGCATTCGAATGGTTTGCGCCAGCTGGATTGAACAGAGGTATTTTAACTGAAGCTATTGATGTACCAACAAGATTAACGCATGCAGAGAGAGATGATCTTTATGAAGGTAGAGTAAATCCAATTGCTACGTTTAAAGAAGGAATTTGCATCTGGGGTCAAAAAACACTTCAAGCTAGACCATCAGCATTAGATAGAATTAACGTACGAAGATTATTAATAGCAGCTAAGAAATTTATTGCATCTGCAACTAAATACTTAGTATTTGAAAATAACACTTCAGCAACTAGAAATAGATTTTTAAATATAGCAAATCCATACTTTGAAAGTGTACAACAACGACAAGGGTTATATGCTTACAAGGTGATAATGGATGGATCTAATAACACAGCAGATGTAATAGATAGAAATCAGATGATTGGTGAGATATTCTTACAACCAGCTAAATCTGCAGAATTTATTATACTAGACTTTAATATTTTACCAACAGGAGCAGTATTCCCTGAATAATAACAGAAAAAAAGGATACTTTTTATATAACTACATACTTATTAATGTAGAAACAGAATAAACGAGGAGAACAAATGGCACAATTAATCGACCCAACAGAAGCAATGTTCACGGCATTCGAGCCGAAGACACAGAATAGGTTTATCATGTATATAGATGGTATTCCTGCATATTTAATTAAAAAAATCGACAGACCATCAATTACTTTTGGTGAGGTAACTCTTGATCACATTAATGTGAAGAGAAAGCTAAAAGGTAAAGGTGATTGGGGAACAGTCACATGCGACTTATACGATCCAGTAGTACCATCAGCAGCACAAGCTGTAATGGAATGGGTTAGACTATCTCATGAATCTGTTACTGGTCGTGACGGATATGCAGATTTCTACAAGAAGGACATTACTTTTAATGTATTAGGTCCTGTAGGTGATAAAGTCGAAGAATGGACATTGAAAGGTGCGTACGTACAATCAACTGCTAAAGGTAGTTTAGATTGGAGTACAGATTCAGCATTGATGCTTTCAATTACATTATCTTACGACTATGCAATACTACAGTTCTAATATATTAATAAACATATATTAAATTAAAAAATAAAGGGAAAACAGTTATGAGCGAAAACATTAAAGTTACGGCTAAACAAGAAAACAAAAAGAAATTTCCAACCGAATTTATCGATCTTCCAAGCCAAGGGTGGTTCTATCCAGAAAACCACCCTTTGGCATCTGGTCAAGTAGAGTTAAAATACATGACTGCACGAGAAGAAGATATTCTTACATCCGCAAATCTTATTAGACAAGGTAAAGTTATTGATACACTTATCAATGCACTTCTAGTATCAGATATTAATTACGATGATATATTAGTTGGTGATAAAAATGCAGTAATGATAGCTGCAAGAATATTAGGTTATGGTAAAGATTATGAAATTGATCTTAACTGTCCTAAATGTGGTGAAGTTAATAAACTAACTATAGATCTTACTAGTCTATCAAATAAAGAACTACCTTTTGATAAATATACAAAAAATTCATCTGAGTTTGAATTTGAATTACCATTATCTAAATCTTCAATTACTTTTCAATTAATGAACGGTACAAGTGAGAAAGCATTAGAAAGTGAAATGAAAGGGTTAGCCAAGTTTGCAAACAAAAAAGGACCTGGTAAAACACTTACAACTAGATTAAAACATCAAATAGTTGCTATCAACGGTAATCGTGATACAAAAGCTATACGAGATTTTGTAGATAATGAATTATTTGCACAAGACTCTTTAGCATTACGTAATTATATGAGAGAAGCTGCTCCGGATGTAATAACTAAATTCAACTTCGAATGCGATAGTTGTTCACATACGGAGACTGTCGATATGCCTATCGACGCCGGCTTTTTTTGGCCTAGCTCCGAAGCATAGAGCTTTAATTCATGAAGAAGTTTTCATGCTTTGCTTTTACGGTAAAGGTGGATTTACTCATGATGAAGTTTATAATATGCCTAGGTACCTCCGTCAGTTTTACCTTAAACAGATAGAGAAGATTAATACTGAGAGAGCTGAAGCTCAAAAAGCTTCTGATAATCACTCTTCAGGTAGGTCAGAAATATTTAGTCCCCCCACGGTAAAACAGTAGGTTTTCTAGGTATTACATATTTATATATGTAAAACTATGTAAAGGGAGTCCTATGAAAAATACAAAGAAAACTATTATAAGTGAAAGCACCTTTAATTGGCTGCTAAAAATCTTATTAGGTAAAAATAATGCAATGAAACTAAAATATTTTGCAGCTATTAAAACTAATCCAAAATTATTAAAACTATCTAAAGAGCTTGAGAAAACTGCTGCTGAAATGGAACAGCAAATGAAACGAACTCATGGTGATTTAGATCCATCTGATCTTAAAAGAATGAGAGGGAATTAGTAGATAATCATGGCTAAAAAGAATAGTAGAAATATTGTAAAAGGTGTTGGACCTGATGCTTATAATCAGTCAGGTCCGAAGGTTGCAAATGAACATAAAAAGAACATTGATTTAACCGGTAAACAGTTAGATCAAGTTCACGATATGGCGACTGCTTATGAAAATATATCAGATTTACAGCAGAAGATGTATATGGAAGCTGACGCATTACATGGTATAGAGAAAAAAACTTTAAATCTTTTAAAAGTCCAAGATAATAAATTAAAATCTATTTCACTTCAAACACAAAATCTTTTAGATATGAAGCGAGAGGATAGAAATATCTTAGAAAAAACTATAAGTGATTATGATGATTATAACTCTGCAGCAGCTCAGGTAGCTGAACGAGCAAGTGAGCTTAATAATTTCATGAAGCAACGGATTCCTTTTGAAGATAAGATTAAAAGTATTAGATCTGAAATTGACTCATTACAGCAACGTGAAAGTAAAGGCTTATCTGCAATGCAGAAGCAGCGAATGGATGAACTAGGTACATTAGAAACTCAGTTTAAGACTCTTTCTAAAAAAACAGAAGTTCTTGATAAACAAGAAAAAATACAGAATAATATAAAAGAAGCGATAGATGGCCAGTTAGGAGCCGCTGGTCAAATATTTAACACTTTAAAAGATATAGTTACTAATCCATTAACACTATTTACTGGTCTACTTGCAATTGGATTGCAAAGATTTGAAACCATGCGTCAACGTGGTAACGAGTTAGCAGAAGAGATGGATCGAGTTAATAAAAAACTAGCTGGAGCAGGCCCTTACCAAGATAAGATATTACAGAAAGCTGATTTAATTAAAAAGCGTTTCTATGAAATGGGAGAAGGATTCTCTAGTAGCCTCGAAGGATCAGTTGATGCAATAGTAGCACTAGGTGATGAAATGGGTAAAGTTGATTATGTAACCGGTGATCTAGTTAAAACTATGGCCGAGTTAAAATTATCGATCGGATTAAGTGATGAATCATCAGCTAAAGTTCTTAGTAATTTTATGATGGTAAACGGTCAATCAAGTGAAGCTGCTGTCAATATGACTGATTTGACTTATCAAATGGCAGAACAAGCAGGTTTAAATCCACAGCAGGTGTTTCAAGATATAGCTGCTGCTTCAGGTGATACCTTAGCTACGTTTAGCGGTTCAGCTGACGAACTAGCTAAATCTGCAGTTCAAGCTAGGCGTTTAGGTTTAACTTTAGATGATATGGCTAAAGTGTCTGAAGGTTTACTAGATTTTGAGACATCTATAGAAAAAGAAATGGAAGCTCAATTAATCACTGGGATGGATCTTAATTTCCAAAAAGCTAGAATGTTAGCTATGCAAGGTGATGAAGCTGGAGCAATGGAAGAGGTAATGAGGCAGGTTGGAGGTCTAGATAAATTTAATAAAATGATGCCTTACCAACAAAGAGCTCTAGCTTCAGCTGTAGGGCTTACAGTAGGACAATTGCAGAAAACAACTGATCAGCGAGAAAAGGAAGCAAAGCATGCTGAGATGAAACACGATCTAGTAGATAAGCAATACAAGTTAGCTGAAAAAGCATTGCCAATGTTAGGCAAACTTGATGCAGGGTTGGGTGTGATGGAACGTATAGCTGTAGTTATAGGTGATTTATTCTTAGATGTATTTGGTACTGGGTTAAAAGAATTAGAAGCTACATTCTTTACATTTTTAGAATCTAAAGCTTTTAAAACTGGATTTAAAAATGTACTATTCACTATTAAAGGTGTTATTATAGGTATTAAAGATGCTGTTATGGGAGTTGCATCATTTATTGATAAACTATCAGGAGGTGCAATAGGAGGATTCTTAAAAAGTTTTGCTTCAAAAGATTTTTCTGGAAGCTATGGAAAAGCTGAGGGTGTTGGTAAAACAATCGGAAAAGGTATTGCAGTACTTTTAGGTACTAAGTTACTTCTAGGTTCTTCACCACTTACACCTATGTTTGTATCGATGGGTGGAGGAATGTCAAGTATGTTTGGTGGGTTGAAGAAAATGTTGAGCGGTGGGTTAAAATCTGATGGTACACCAGATTTGCGACTTAAAGGTAACAAGTTTGGAGGTGGAGTAATGCAAAATGTAGGCTCTAAAATGTTTGGAAAAGCCAGTGTAAAAGGTATGGGAGGATTAAGTTCATCTGCAGGAGGAGCTTTAATGGGAGGATTAGCAGGAGCAGCAATTATTGGAAAAGGAATTTACGATGTAGCAACTTTAAAAGGTGATGCATCTGGTAGAGAAAAGGGTGCAGCTAAATCAGGCTTAGGTGGAGCAGCTCTTGGTGCTGCAATTGGAACTATGATTCTACCTGGTATTGGAACAGGTGTTGGAGCTGCTATTGGATATATAGGAGGACATTTAGTTGCAGAAACTGGTATATTTGATGATGAATTAGATAAATCACGTAAGAATTTACAACGTCAGCAGGAGCAGATGAACCGTATGCAGAGAGTTGAATCAAATAAGATGATGTACGCTGAAAAGAAAGTTCATTCTAGTATTATAGCTAGCTTCAAGGAATTATCAGGCGGTACAGATGATTTATCTAAAGAAGGTTTAAAGACATTTAAAGACAAAGTTATAAAGGCAGGTTATGTTACTGAGAATGAATGGAACAAGCATGTTAGAAATGGTGCAAGTGACATCGACTTGATGAATATTGCAACCCGAGGAGCTACTACAAAACTAGACAACTTTGCAAAAGCTAAACAGAATGAGATAGATAGGTTAAACGAAGAATCTGGTTATAGTGGAAGGCAGATGGGTATAGAGAATAGACAGAGTGAAATTAGTAGTCTTGATCTAGTAAGTAGAGCTGATATAGAAGCATTTGTTGAAGGGGTTAATGGGAAAAGAGATGCAGTTGATGGTGTAAATGCATATTTCACCGGTGATGCAGTCAATCTTTTCCGAGATGAATTTCATACCTTAGCAAAGCAATTGATTGATGAATCTACTGGGTTAGAATTCACTGATGCTCAAATTGCTAAAGCATTGCAAGGAGCAGGTACTGAAATTAATGCATTTGTAACTGACGACGGACTTACAGCTGATGTTATTGAAGATGTTATTCATTATCTAAAAAAGGATATTCAAACGAACTTGAATACTGAGCTAGCTGAACAAACTAAAATTGTAAATAAAAATATAATTGCAACAAATAAGAAAATGAAAGTTGATGAAGCTATCACCACTATAGATGGTGGTAAGGTAATGAAAGTCACAAATGTTGATAAAGTAGAAAAAAAACTAGCAGACGGTGGATTACTTAATGGACCTTCACATGCATCAGGGGGTATTCAAACTCCATTTGGTGAGATGGAAGGTGGTGAAGCAGTAATAAATAAACGTTCTACTTCAATGTTTAAAAACACACTATCACAGATGAATGAAGCTGGAGGAGGAGTTGCATTTGGAGATGGAGGTGTTACTAATAAATTTGAAAAAGGAGGTACTGTTGGTCCATACGGTGTTCCTTTAGAAAATGTACCAACTAAACCATCAGGTGAAATATTTCCTTTATCAACTAGTAATACTAAAGGTGGTGATAGAATCAGTTATACACAAGATATCCGAAAAGATAATTGGATTAATAAAATGGTTGACACAGGTAAACACGGATTCGATCATGATTTCGGAGGTACACGAACTCTAAAGAACCCTTATAAAGGTATGTCGAAAGCGGATATGAAAATGAGAGATATGGGTCCTCAAATATCAAAAATGCATTCATCTGGTATGAGTCAAGAAGAGATACAGGAGTTTATACGAGGTAGGACTTTGGGTGGAACGATGGACGATGATTCTAAAATGTCTCCTGGTATGCATTTAGCGCTTGATTTAATGGGTTTGATTCCAGTAGTAGGTAATTTTTTCGATTTAATTAACGCAGCAGCATACACTAGAGAGGGTCATTATGCTCATGCAGCACTCTCTGCAGCAGCAGCTATCCCAGGAGCTGGTTATGCAGCAGCAGCAACCAAGTTAGGTATTCAAGGTACTAAAACTGCTTCTGTAATAGGTGCTGGATTCCATGCAGTAGAATACCTAAATATAGGTAATGAAGCTAGAAAGCTTGTATTTGAAAATCCTGAGGACCCTGGCCATGGATTTGCAATAGAAGGAGATCCAGGATTTGAAGTACCTAGAGGTGGGAAAGTCAGTGATGAAGCTAAAATGAACATGGGATTAGATAAGAAAATGCTCAGTGGAGAAGATGCTTTTGGAGAAAGAGGTGGTATAACTGCTAAATCACCTGTTACTAAAGTAAATGACATGATCTTAACTAAAGATGGTCAAATGATCGAAACACATCAAGACGATAACTTGATAGCTAAAAAAGGTAATATCACTCAAAATACAAATACAAGTACAGGTGGTAAGAGTAAAGTAGAAGAATTATTAGAAAAATTAATAATGGTAACGAGTCAAAAAGGTGACGTATTTATGGATGGAGCTAAAGTATCAGCTGCAGTTAATGAATCAAATTATAGAGCATAATGGCGATAGAAGATAACATACCAAATCAAATAAATATACCTGGAACACTATTAGGTAGACATGAGGAATCTCTAATTTCTCCTATGAGTTTCTCTGCGTTTAGTACTAATATGAAGTCGGATATAGCACCAATGGGGTTCGCAGCATTTACTACTCGTATGAAATCAGATGTGTTTCCAATACCATTTGCTAACTTTGCAACTGCAATGAAATCGGATATACCATCTATAACTTTATCTAATCAAGGTAGGCATGAATCATCAAACATAGCACCATTAAACTCAGTACTTGGTGCAAATAACCAAACAAGTAATACAGCACCATTAAGTTCATTACTTGGTGCAAACAATCAAACAAGCAATACAGCACCTTTAACATCTACATTAGGTGCTAATAATCAAAACAGTAATACAGCACCAATAAGTTCTGCATTAACTGGTAGACATGAATCTAGCGGTATTGATGACGGAGCAACTACTCAAACAGGTAGACATGAATCAAGTGGTGTAGACGACGGCTTAACTACACCAGACGGTAGGCATGAATCGAGTGGAGTTAGTGATACACTAACAACTCAAACAGGAAGACATGAGTCAAGTGGAATTGATGATGCAGCAACAACATTAAGTGGTAGACATGAGTCAAGTGGAATAGATGATAGCTTAACTGCACCTGATGGTAGGTTTACTGATAGCTCAATAAATGATACCTGGAATCAAGATATAATATTACCACTACAACAAGCAGATTTGTCACCATATGCACAACTAGGTACTGCTGATTGGCTTGATAATACATTTGCTTCAGGGTTTATATTAAATAAAGAACCACAGCAAACTGACTATACATCAGCTGGATTAGAGTATAGTATGTACCCAGGAGCACCTGCACCTAGTTTATTTAATGGAAGGCATCTTTCAAGCTTAATAGACAATACACCGACGATACAAGACGGTAGACATTATCCAGGACCACCACCACCGCAACCAACTATAGATATTACTACTGGTGTTGATTTTTTTGGATTTAATACAGACGCTACTGGATTTACTATACAGAACTCTTTATTAGATAGCCAATTTCAAGGTATAACAGGTCAAAATTATACATATCCAGATTCACAAGGTTTAGGTTTTGGATCAGTAGATTCAAGCCAAGGTGTTAATTTTTTAGATATACCCAATTTAGATGCAACTGGATTTACAACATTTTTTGATACTGGAATACCTACACAATTTCAAGGTGCTACTACAAGTGATTATACCTACCCAGATTCGCACGGATTAGGTTACGGACTTATAGGAAATAGTTTATTCACTAATACATACCCAACACCTTACACCACACCACTATTTCCAGATGGATTTGTTGAAAATCAATCAATAGAAGATTCACAATTTAGTCTTGAAAGTTTTGCAGGAGGAGGTAAGATAGGTTTAGAAGCAGAAGGTTTTAAGCATGCTACATTTGGAGGAGTACAGGGTCAAGTACCTATCATGGGTAACAATCCAACAGGTTTAGGTTCATTTACATCCGGAGGAGCAACTTCCGGTGATATTGGTATAATTAATGCATTCGATGATACAACATCAGGAGCTAAAGGGTTTACACCTCAAATGTTTGATCTTGCATTACCTAAAACTCAATTCAATGGAGTAGCAGGTACACCTGGCTCTCTTGAATACACATATCCAACTGACGTAGGACCTGCTGGGATTGGTAGATTAATGTATGACGTGCCATTTGCTGATGCTGGTAACCCTTACGGGGGAGAATATAGTGCAGCTCTCACTCAACAGATACCTACAAATCCTTTAATACAAATAAATAAAGGCTTTGAAATAAGTCCGGGTGGTTATAATTTATATGATGCTGCTCCAGATAGATTACACTTTCATGAAGGTAATAAATATCAAGAAAGTTTAGGTAATTTTTCAACTACAATAACTTTAAATGGTGGACACCCAAAAAGTATTCTAGCTGATTTTGCATCCCGTGAAGGGTCACCTACACCGTTAGATAACATGAAGGTGTTAATACCAGGTAATACAGGTCCAGTAGGAGCTGGGAGTGTTATAGCAAAATATACTTCAATGGATGGGTATCCAAATTATAATACACAAAATTTATCATATAGTTCAGCAGGTGTTCTTAATCAACGAGAAGGGTTCGTGCGAAATGAATTAATTTCAAGATGGGAAGATTTTGACTATAATAAATCAGAGTTATACGGTCATGATATAACATTTGGAGGTTATGGAGATGATCCAAAAGGTCTAAAATCATATAAAGAACCACATATTATAAGGGATATAGGTAAAAAGTGGAATGGATTTTCTAACGAAGGTACACCGTTTGATGAAGGAGCATTTAGAGGGGGGTTCTTAACCTTAGCTAATCGAGCAGTACTTGATGTTGTTCGTAATACTAAACATATTATTGAGGATCCTATCAAAGGATTATTATGGGGATTAAAACAGATAGGTTTACAGGCTTCAAATCCAAAAGTAGAAACTGAAATGCTATTTTTAGGTCGAAGAACGCGTGTATTTAATCTTGGAGTTGGACTTTTAGTAAACATGTTAACAGGGCCTTTCGGTATAAAATTATATAGACATGGTATATTAAATGGTATAGGGGAAGGTGATTCAACTTACGAAAAAGCAGTAAAAGCTCATGGTGGTATCAGCCCATACGATTCTGATAGACCGTTGGATGGCAAAGCTTCAGTTGGTAAAGGTGGTGGTAATCGATTAGTTCAGCTTAAAGATGAACTTTTATTCGCTGGCTCAGCTAATGGAGCAGGAGGATTCTTAGGTTTAGGCAATTTACTTGGATATGAAGGTCAAAAAATAGATTTATTATCTGATAATGTACTTGGTGGGCCTAAATCATTATATGGTATAGGTGGTACAACGATAAGACGTTATGATAATTCTACTCAACATAATAATGGTGATCCTTATTTAGATGAGAATTCTACAACAGCTGGAGGTTTAAGCAGCTTATTAGGTAAGTATTTAACTCTTGACCATTCTGGTTTAGAAACTATGGCGTTTGCTACAAACGGTAATCCATATAAAGCGCATGATTTTCGAAATGAGTTAGTCAAGTTTGATAATGATAATTTAAGTGTTACTGCTGGTGAACAAGCTTTTCCTTATGAAGAGTATAGTAGAGAAGCTCTATTTGGTTACACTAGATATGATAATACTAGAGATAGGACGATACAAGAAGGTGGAAATCAGTTATTTAATTTAGAACATGGTGTTGATAACTTTACTGATTTTGATCAAGATTATACTGATGATGTTGATAAAGTAGGTAATCATCGAGATATGATAAAACTTATTATACATGATATACCTCAAGACAAGAAGGTTAGATTTAGAGCATATGTATCAGACATTTCAGATACAATAACTCCAGAGTGGTCTAAAGCTAGTTATATTGGTCGACCTGATCAGGTGCATAATTATACGAGTGCTACTCGTCAATTATCTTTCACTCTTAAATTTGCAGCACTATCAAGAAATAGTATGATACCTATGTATCAAAAGGTTAACTACCTATACGGATTATGTTACCCACATTTAACTAAAGGGTTACCAAATCAAGCAGTTGCAGAGACAATGACTTCACCATTAGTAAGATTAACATTAGGTGATTGGTTGCATAAGACTCCAGGGTATTTTGATTCAATGACAACTACAATTGATAATGATTATTCATGGGATATAAATCTAGAAGAAGACCCAAATGGGACAGCTCAATTACCACAAATATTAAGTGTAGCACTTACATATGTTATAATAGGTGACGGACCACACTTAAGTGCTATTCAAACAGTTGGTACAGATAAAATATCAGGTATTCATATAGGTGGTGGTGTAAGTAATGCAACTGCAGATGGTAAATTCTTCGCAGAGTTACCGATTGAATCAGAATAAGGAGACAGCTAATGCAACGATATATATATAATAGTAAGATAAAAAATTTAACTATCCATAGTGATAGCCCACACTTTAATAAGGATGGAATTGACTCAACTATTTTACCTGTAATTACAAGACAGCCTGGTGATCCTGTTATTATTGCATCTAGTATTGATAGATTAGATCTATTAGCTAATAGATTCTATAAAGATGTAACTAAATGGTGGATTATAGCATTAGCAAACAACTTACCAGGTGATAGTATGTTTATTGAAACAGGTAAACAGATATTTATACCTAAAAATATAACAAAAATAACAAGCGATTTAAGCAAAAAGAATAGTATATAGATTATGCCAGGAATAGGTGATTCATCCCCAAGAAATTATGTAACTCAAGAACTTATAAGGAGAACTATAGGTATGAGCGGTCGTAGATCGGACTCACAAGGTTCTCAAGTATGTGGTATTGAGAATTTAAAAAATTGGCATAACACCAAACGGCCTTGGGTACGTTTAGTATCTAACGCAGTGCCAGTTGGTGAATATGATGGTAATCCAGAATGGAAACTAGCTCAACAAGTGTATAATGAGACACCGAGTGAAACAACTAGATTTCGACATGTTATGTGGGGAGGTACTGGTCAATATGATCAAGCTGAGAAACGAGTAAATTTAGCACACACGTTTGATGAGCAATATGTTAATCCATTCCAGATTGGTGGATTACCACCAGCTGGAGAAGGTGCACAATTAAAGCGAAACTATAAACCTATGCCAGGTATTACTGATGTAAATGTTACCTACAAAGGGGATATGGGAGCTCTTAAAAAAGCATCAATTGCATTTAAGTGTTATACTCTTCAAGATTTAGAGCGATTAGAAAAGTTATATATGTATCCAGGAATTAAATTATTACTTGAATGGGGATGGTCTATAAATACTGCAGACGAAGCTGCAGAACGAGCTAGTAATGAAATTAAATTAGTTGAACTAGATAATGAGGTATTAAAAGATCCTAATCAAGTTTATAACGCGATATCAACTAACAGAGTTCTTTCTGGTGGTTGCTATGATGGAATGTTTGGTACAGTAGTAAATTTTAGCTGGTCAGTAAACGCAGATTTATCTTTTGATTGCAAAACTGATATAACTGACTTTGGTGATAGCATATTCACCATAAATACTAATACACCATTTAAAGCAGGCTCTAGTGATTTTTCTAATAAAGATGGGTTGACACTATACTCTGCTTTAGAGGATATTCATAAGAATTTTTCAAAAAAAGGTAAAAACAATCAGATTAGTGAAGAAAGTATAACACTGGATCAGATAGGTTTGTTTAAAGCTAAAATTTTTAAAATGAAATCTGGTACTACAAGTAAAGCGGTTGGTGATAAAAATAAAACTGAAAGACAGAAACATACTTATATAAGATTTGGTGATATAGTAGATGTGTTGCTTAATAAGCTTTATGGATTAACAAGTGAATCAACTCGAGGTACAGCTCCAGCATCAAATGCTATTGCTCTATTCTCTATAGGTGGTACTGAAGCTGACCGATCAGCTGGATTAAGCAATGGAGCAGTGGATACAAGGCCTAGTCTTGAAGATGGTATCGGTGTAGATACTACAGGAGTTGATATTCCTATGAGACCGATAGCAGCTATAAGCAATCACAAGAATTTAATCTCAGTAGATCCTGATGTATGTCTATTGCCAAATCAAATAGGTGGTGAACCTTATAAAGTTGTAGATGCTTCTAAAAAACTTTATGGTACATCAAATTATGTACCAACTGGTTTAAAAGGTGAGGGGTGTGATTTTAATATACCTAAATCAATAGCAGATCTTTTATATGTAGGTGGTGATTATAAACGTGAATCTGAAAATGGAGCTGGATTCTTAGCTAATATATTTGTAAATTTTGATATTCTACTAGAATACTCAGAAACTGCTAATTCCGTTCAATCTTTTCTAGATAGTGTAACAACTGAAATAAATAATGCATGTGGCAAGGTATGGGCGTTTCAGTGGAGGATGTTAGATGAGTATATGGGTTATATGACTTGTATAGACAGAAATTTTAACTGGAGTGGTAAGGTTGAAGCACTAGAACTTTCAGTAGATAGCCAAGCTAGTTTACTTAAATCACTCTCTATGCAATCTAGTATAAGTAATCAAATGAAAAATGCTCTATATATAGCTGCTAATGGGCCCTTTACTGGAGAAGATGTAAAGATAGGTGAGATACAGAATAAAAATATTATACCTGTAAATGTTGATATGTCGTTAGATGGTATATCAGGTATTCAATATGGTACAAGTTTCTCAGTTGATTATATGCCATCTCGATATCAAAATCAAGCATATCTATTTGCATCTAATATACAGCATAATATTAACGCAACCTCTTGGGATACTACTATAACTGCAAATTTTAGATGGGCTCCTTTAGAAGATAGTTTACGGAAAATTAAATTAAAAAACATAGTACCATCAGAAACAAACGATGCTACTATAATAATAGCATCAACTGAAGCAATCCAAGGAATGATTACAGAAGATAATGAAGTACAAGAAGATGGTAATCAAAAAGAGAAAGTATATGGAAATGAGGGAGTATATCCATCAGGTATATTTAGATCAGCTGAATCTATTGACTTAGTAATGGGTGGTACAGGAGCTGATCCTGAATCAGGTATGCCTGTAACTGCCGTAACTGAAAAACAAGAAGCTAAAGTAGATAATGAAAAAGTTTTATCTGACCGACTAGCTAGATTATATTATAAGGGATCCAACGATTCTGATGTTGCTGAATCAGTTAGTATTCTACGTGATTTATTATATAAGGTACCAGAAAAAGGAGGTGCAGCTGCAGCAAAAGCAGATGAAACTGTAAATGAAGAAGTTAAGAAAACTGTGGTAAAACATAAAAAGGTAAAAAACGATACTGATTTCACTAAAGTTATGGGGTCATCAACTTACGATGGAGCAACAGATGTAGTGAAGCCTAAAAGGGTGACTTATAAAGGGATGATGCCTCCAGGTTTTACTCCACCACCACCATCACAAACCTCCATAGGGCCAGGATAATATGTATACACCTAGCTACATAAAAAAAGAAAATCAGTACACTGAAGGTGAACAGTTTATGTTAGATGGTGAAGAATACACTGGGTATTATAACATAAATGCTAACGGTGCCTTTACAGATAGAGTATTTACTGGTAAATCAAAGCGATTGTATGTACTTGAGTATGTTGAAAATGAAGCAAGTCAGTTATATATTCAATTAGCAGAAAGTAAAGGTATAATTACAGATCAAGAGTTTGATGATCCTAATCACCACTTTCCATCATATGACACTGATGATCTATTGAGAGGATATATTGTTCGCTTCTTTATAAAGCAGCGGAACGATATAAACGGTCGTATACGTGAAATTAATAAAGAGCAGTTTAAATTATTAAGTGATACAGCAGCTGGGCTAAATCCAGATTTTTATAAAGCAGTTAGCATGAAGTGGAAGATTAAAGGTCCACGTGAAGATGTAATGAATGGCAATATTATATTAATTCCAGGTGTTATTGGTACAAACCGTAGATCACTCAGAGAAGTAAATCATGATTTACCTGGAATATTGCAACATTTAGAGTATAGATTAACACAGTATACGGTGTATGCACTACAAGATGATAATACAAATACTGATATACAGTTGTAATTCTCAAGTTTTTTTCCTATATTGTATCAATGATAGTTGAATCCAGACAAACTGTAATGGAAATATTCAAGTTATCTCAGAATCAATCTGAGATTTTCGTTATACCTATATATACTGATATACATAAGCACCCAGCCGAAACAACAATTAGTTTATTATATTTAGCATCAAGGTCACAGGATTTTATAATACCGATTGATCATCCAGATTCAGATATTAAATTTACAATTAACCAAGTAGAAGGTATATTATCAAAATTTTCATATATCTATGTAAATGATAAGAAAGAATTTTTGCATATCTTTAAATGGGGAATATCTAAATCAAAAAAACTATTAGATCTCAACTTATCAGCTTGGTTTAAAAATAACTTACCAATAGACACATCAGGATTCTCAACAACAGCTCATGATTTTATAGAGCGTAACTATATAAAATTCCCAAGAGTAAACACAATTATACCTATATATAAACATCTTGAAAAGTGCAGGAGCGTTAAGGATAGTACATATAAGCATTATGTAACAGACAACCTACAGCAAGCTCAAGCATATAAGCATTATAATGAATTAATGTTATATAACTTATATGCTATCGAATCTTCAGGATTATTTACATTAGATAAAACAGAGTATTCTCAATATAACCCTTACACCTCTACAGGACGACCATCTAACCGATATGGTGGCGTAAACTATGCAGCATTAAACAAAGAAGATGGGTCTAGAGACAGATTCATTAGTCGATTTGATGGTGGTAAGATGTTGGAATTTGACTTTGATGCATATCATATCCGTTTAATGGCTGAAGTGGTAGGCTACACGTTTCCAGATACTTCAGTGCATGAATATCTTGGTAAACAGTACTTTGGTAAAGATGAACTTACAGAAGAAGAGTATAAGGAGTCAAAAGCTTTATCTTTCAAAATAATTTATGGTGGTATTCCTAAAGAGATGCGTGAGATAGAGTTTTTTGGTAAAATACACGATTTTACTAGAAAATTATGGAAACAATTTAAGTCGGAAAAGTGTATAACTACATACTTATTAACAAGAAGGTTACATGCGGATAATTTAACGGAGATGAACGCTCCAAAGCTGTTTAATTATTATCTGCAAGCACTGGAAACAGAAAGCAACGTTTTGATACTAAAAGAGGTATTCAAAGTAATGAGTGGTTATAAATCTAAGTTGGTACTATACACCTACGATTCATTTACATTCGATT